AGGTGAAGTTGATGAATCATTTTTAGATGGTTGTCATTTTGAAATGAACCGCAGAGAGCTGAACAAAATTCGTAAAATAAAAGACGAAAATGGAAATCCTATACTTGTTAGGCCAGATTCTACGTTTAGAGAATATTCAATATTGGGCTATCCGGTCAAACTAAACAACCAAATGCCAATCACATTGGATAGCACAACCGGGGCACGAACTGGCGGAAGTACAGCAACTATTTTATTTGGCAATCCGGCTGAAGTTCAAATTGGGGTTAAGGGCGGTATTGTTATTGCGATGAGTGAACATTATAAATTCACAAATCGGCAAACAACTATTATAGGATTTACACGATGGGGACAAGCGGTGATGAACGCGTCAGCATGGGCGCGGTTGACTGGAATTAAATAAACTGTTTTTTTTGGACGTCTTTTGGCGTCCAATTAAGTTAGGAGGACAAAAGAATGAAGAAATTAATTTTAGCGTTTTTTTTAGTATTATCTAGTTCTATTTTAGCGGTAGCATCTGAATATAGAACGATGTATTACGGTGCCGATTACTCTGCGAGCGGGGGGACTCCTGTTACCGTTAGCATCACAGCAACGGCAGGGGCAAAAATTGTTATACATAAAGTGCTTGCCAAATCGGATTTATCGTCATCAATTTTGACAATTCAGGAGGCGGACACATACGGAACAACTACAAACTACACAACAAAAGCGACGCTAGACGTCGGCGCTTCGACTAAAGAATATCCTGGAAATTCAGGGCCATTATTTGTCGGAAAAATAAACTATGGTTACAAACTGTATTTGAATACTACAACGGCTAATAGCTTGCTTGTAGTCTATTCTAAAGAACAATAAGGAACAAAAAATGTATATATTTAAAGAAAACTTTATTATTTCAGGCCGGGAAATTAATTGTCAGGATGATTTGGATCGAGTATATCTGAATTCATCTAATGATTACGTCAGAAAATTAATTAAAGACGGTAAAATTGTTGCTGATGAACAAACCGAAAAAGCGATTAAATCGCCTAAAAATAAGTCGTTATATTCTATCGACACGAAATAAGGAGGGGATACGATGAGAGGCATTGCGATAAAACTACTATTCACATTTATTTTTGCATCGATAGTATGCGGAATCGCATATGCCTACACCGGTTATGCAACATATTCCTATTCTGGCGTTAAAACTCAATCGGATGAACGACAAATTCAAATAGAAATGAAAGGCGCGGCAATTGCGCCTACCTCATCAATTTCAATTGATTATCGATATGTCGGGGATTTTAATTTGCTTGATTTTTATGTTAATGAGGTATCAACAGGCAGCATTACTACCGCAAACGTGGATTGGGTTTTATCCGGAGGTACTGTGATTACGTCAAATACTCTAACAAGTGGAACTGCAAAAACATCAATGCTTTCTTCATTTTTAAAGCTCACAATATATAATTATAAGGACATAACCGCAAACGTTACAGGCAATATTATTTTTGTAAAAAAATGACGATAACAAATGGTTATTCGGCGTTATCTGATTTGCAAATTAGGATTGGAGATGCATCTACCTCGACAACGAATCAGGCTATGATTGAGGATGCAATTGAAAATGCAAGCCGTATTATTGATGATTACACAAACTCATTTTTTTATACAAAAGCGTTAACTGATGAATATATAGATGCAAGCGGTATATCTGACAATGGATTATATATGTCGCCAAATTTGGATAGAATTTATGCACCGGCTCCGATTATTTCAGTTACGTCTATTTCTGAGGATGGCGCAATTTTAGTAAAAAATTCAGACTACTATATATATAAGACAGGATATTTATTGCGTAATGGTAATTGGTCATCTACTATACGCGGGATAATTTTTAATGGATCAATTGGATACTCTGCGGCGCCAAGATCAATAAAAGAGGCATGTGTTACACTCGCGATAGGAATTGCGAGGCTCGGAAAGCGGGCGCTGATGGACGAAAACGGAGGACTTCAAGGGCTTATTCAGGACAATTCAATCCCTAAATGGGTATGGAATGTATTAGATAGGTATAAGAGGATATACACATAAACATAATGACAAATGTCGTATTTGCTGACGAAAATTGGAATAAATTTATTAATAAACTTACTACTGAATTTAAGCCGAAAGCGATTGGTATTGTGAACAGATCTGCGCAATTTGCAAAACGTAATATTGTCGAATTATATCCAAGGCGAACAGGCCAATTACGAAACTCATATAACGCTAAAAAAACAGACGATCTATCGTATATTGTCCAGTCAAGTTTGGACCCAAAACGTTCCGATGGATTTGAAGACGGAACTAGAGCACACACAATTTATCCGAGACGGGCAAAAATGCTGACAATTCCATTGCGGGATGATGTTTTGGTATCTACTAGATCAAGGATATCAAAACCAAGCCTGGATAAACTGTTTAGATTGCTAAAAAAAAGAGGTGAAAAAACGCTTAAAGAAATATATGACGAAGCCGGCATTGTTTTGACTAAAAAAGCGAATATACCGGCAATCCCGGGAAAACATATCATCAGAGACCGTGTAACGCCAAATACTCAGGCATTTATGGATAAAGAGCTTGCGACTACAGCAAAAGAATTGGGGTTTGACTAGATGGGCGCATTTATAAGTGCAATTGAGGCAATAAGAAGTCGTCTCGTGGCCGCGCAGGCGACAGGAAAAAAACTGGCTACGGTTAAAAAAGTGTTTGTTGGAGAACGACGATTTGATTTAATTGGTGAGACGTGTCCAACTATTTTTATAGAATTTAAAGGTCATACTGATGAATGGGACGCAGGAATGCGTCAAAAAAAAAGAGCAAATATAAATATAAATATTGTGCTTTTGTACCAAATATTCGATCATGATTCAGCTAATTTGCTTTATAGCGGATATGGCGGGACTACATCCGGATTAATCGATTTAATTGAAAAATTAAATGATGTGATTTTTGAAACTACAGGACAAGTCATATCTCCAAATTTAGGATTAAATTCGATTAAGGCGGTTGGCGTCGGAAGTTGCAATTTAGAGAAATTAAACGATGGCTTTTTTGCATATACAATACCACTTGATATAAGTACTGCAAATTTTGCTATTAACGGAGCTAATAGCTAAATTATTGAATAATCGAATTAGCTGACCGAAAAACGGAGGCGCAATTATCATTTTTTTAAATGATTTTTGCGCCTTTTTTATTTTAAGAAAAAAAGGAGAAAATCACAAATGAAATTAAAATTGGTTGGATATTCAGAACGAGATATCTCTAAAAAAAATATAAGCGTTACACGTGATGAGGTTTTTGAAATTGATGAAGAAACTGGATTATCGCTTTTAAGCCAAAACACTGAACAATTCCAAATTTGGAAAAAAGTAGAAGACAAAAAAATTAAATCGGATCCAACATTATTGCAGGATAAGGAGTTAGCATCATGACTGTATACGTAGCTCAAGGGTGGCGTGGATATGCTGGATGGGGTGATCAAGCCGCACTTGGTGATGAGGTTGACCCAACGCGTTTTAATGCAGTCGAAAGCATATCCGCAAATGAAAAACGAGGATCACAGGCGCTAAAAGAATGCAGGCAAGAACGGCAGGTTGTCGCGCGAAGCCGTGGCAATATTACCGCTGACGTTTCAGTGTCCGGAAATATGTATCCGGATGATTATTTTTCCGGAAGAATTTGGGACAACATTTTGCCGGTAAACACTGAAACAGGTGATACAACTGACGGATACGTCCATGAGTTTGTTGAGGATAACGATATTACCAAATACAAACAATTTGGTGAGAGTATTCATTGTCATTTAGGTGGCCAAGACAAAAATACACTCAAGATTGCAGTTGGTAGCATTTTAAAAAGTTTTTCGTTGAATTCCCCGGAATCAGGAGCATTGAAATGCTCTGCGTCCTATATTGCTCAAAAAATTGTGAATGCGCCATCCGCATTAACTCCGGTTACTGCGTCATATTCTGCATTATCACCGTTTGAGTCATGGATGTGCACGGTGAAAATTGGAACAACGATTGCATTGGCAGCGGCTATCGATGTAAAAGATTGGACGTTTTCGGTCGAAATGAATCCGAAACTCATATTTCAGCAAAAAGGCGCGACCAATGGACGATATGCAACTAAGATTGTTTTCGGGCAACCAATTTTTAGCCTAACTTTTAACAAATTAGTCGAAGATGATTTTAATACTCTTTACTCAGATTTTTCGAGTGATGCATTAAAATCAGTTGTTTTGAATATAAAACACGATTCAAAGTCCGGAAGTGCCGCCGGTTCAGAACACGAAATCACAATAAATTTACCGCGCATGATGATTGATGAAGAGACTTCTAGCCTGAATGGCACTGATGATCAAACTAGATCATTAAAATTGACCGCTTTAAAAGGTCTTGCAACGACTACTTACGCATGTGCAGTAACAATAAAAAACAGCACAGATAATGTTTATTAAAAAAGGAGGATAATATAATGACTGATTACGTAGCTCAAGGGTGGAATGGATACGCGGGATGGGGGGACCAAAGCGCATTAGCTACAGCAGCGGCAACAAGCAAATATAACGCGGTTGAATCTATTCAAATTTCAGAAAAAAGACCGGCTACTCCGATGAAGGACATTCGCCAAGGAAGACAGCTTATTTCTCGATCGCTGGGAAATATTACCGCTGATGTGTCAGCGTCTGGAAGTTTATATCCTGACGATTACGCATCAAGCAGAATTTTTGAAAACATTTGCAATTTGGATACGGTATCAGGTTCATCAACGGCCGGGTATACTCACGTATTTGCTGAGTCATCCGCAATTGCAAATTTTAAACTATTCGGAGAAACAATCCATGCGCACCAGGGTGGGCAAAATACAAACACACTAAAGCGCGCGGTTGGCGCATTTTTAAAGTCATTTTCTTTAAATTCACCGGAATCAGGGCCGTTGAAATGGAATGCGTCCTATATAGCTAGATCGTCGGACAATGCAGCCGGGTCATTGGCAACCGCGGCATATTCAACAGTTTTGCCATTTGAGTCATGGATGTGCACGGTGAAAATTGGTGATTCTATCGCCGGAGTGGCGGCTATCGACGTAAAAGATTGGACGTTTTCGGTCGAAATGAATCCGAAATTAATATTTCAACAGGGCGGCGCGACAAATGGCCGGTATGCAACTAAGATTATTTTCGGGCAACCAACATATTCAGTCACAATGAACAAATTAACCGAGGATGATTTTAATACGTATTATGCGTATTTTTCAAGTGATGCATTAAAATCAATTGTTTTGGATGTTCTTCATACGACGCTGGCAGGGTCAAGTACAGGATATCATCAAATTACAATTGCATTACCGCGCATGATGATTGATGAAGAAAATTCAGGTTTGAATGGAACCGATGATCAATCATTTTCGCTGAAATTTACAGCATTAAAAGGTCTCGTTGATACGCTTTATGCTTGTAATATTACTGTTGTTAATAGCACAGCAGGTACTTATTAACAATGCAGACAATATTTAATTTTTTAGGTATATGCTGCATGCTAAATTATCTTGGCGCTAATAACGTAAAATCTTGGATTTTTATTGTCATTGCGTTTATTTTTATTGATATTTTTCACGCTGCATTAAAAAGGAAGAGCAAAGATGGCGGATCATAAAGCATCGCTTATCGTAACGCTAAAAGATGAGGCCTCTCAAGCTATTGGGGGGCTTCGTAGCAAATTTTCTTCATTAACAGATTCTATTTTTAATCTAAAAAATTTAGTTGTTGGATTAATTGCCGGTGGAACACTCAAAAATTTATATGAGACGTTTGACCGTAATTCCGATTCAATTTCACAAATGGAGGCTGTGCTTTCATCTACACAGGGAGAAGTCGGACTCACAAAAGACGAAATTCTAAAACTCAACAAATCACTATCTGATCAATACGCTATATCCGAAACCGTAATAAATTCCGGAACAAATATGCTTCTCACGTTCAAAAATATAAAAGGGGATCAGTTCAAAGAGGCTACCGATGCATTGATCAATATGAATTCTGCGATGACGCATGGGAATGTAACATCAGAAAGCTTATCAAGTCAGGCGATTCAACTAGGGAAAGCATTAAATTATCCTACAATCGGATTACAGGCGTTGACAAGGATGGGCGTACAATTTTCAGACGCGCAAAAAGAGCAAATAAATCAATTTATCAAAATGGGCGATGTTGCGTCGGCCCAAAAAATTATTTTATCGGAATTAAAAAGCGAATTTGGCGGGTCAGCGGAAGCATACGTCGATGGCGCTCAAAAAACTGGTGTAGCGATAGAAAAGATGAAAATAACTTTAGGAGAGCTAGTTTCATTTGGAATCGAAGGTATCGGAACTTTATTGGGCGCGTTCAATAAGTTACCTGATGGGGTACAAAAAGGGATTGTCATTTTTACTGGTTTGACTGTTGCGATTGGCGCGTTTGTGTCTATTGTTCCGACTGTCGTAGCTGGATTTGCCGCTATAGGTGTAGCAGGATTGGCGGCATTTGGATGGGTAGCTGGTGTAACGGTTGCAATTAGTGGGCTGGTAACAGCAATTATGCTACTACACAAAGAAGCTGAAAAGCCTTTAAAGGCAATGAACACAGACGAATTAAAAAAATCGGCTAAGGAAACAAAAGAAACGATAGAAAAAATTAATACAGAATTGGCAGAGTTATTAACAACAGCAATTCCAGATCAAAACGTAAGCATACAAAATAACAAAAATCTACAAATAAAGGCATTAAAAGACGAACTGTCCGAAAAGAAAAAACAACTCGCTGAAATAGAAGCTGCAATAAAAGAATCTACTAAAAAACAGACAGGTTATACAATCAACAGCGCAGAAATACAAAAAAATGCAGCAAGCGAAGCATCTCAGAGTATTGTCAAAAATTTAGAATCACAATTAAAAACAATCGAACTAAAAAATTCAGATACGGCGAAAAATTTAGCTGAAATAGGACGACTTTCGAAAGAGCAGCATGTTGGACTTGCGATTCAAGAGGCACAGCAAAAAATTGCCACGATGGAATCTATATTGCAATCGGAAAAATTAACATCTGATGATCGCATTAGGTTGGAACAAAAACCCACTGACGAAAAAAAGAATTTAAATGTAATTCAAACAAAAAATTTAAAAGAACAGCAAGATAATCAAGTCCAAAATGAAGTGAATTCGACTGAAGAAACTTTAAAAATTGAAGCTGAAAAAAATAAAAATATTTTAGAAGGATTAAAAAATCTAGGAGCTTCGTTTGCTGATTTACAAACAGGTTTAAAAGAAACCGTAAAAATGGCAATTGAAAGTAATGATGGCGTATTCGGACAACTGAAAACGTCATTAGCAACTCTATTAAGCGGTGGTAATACCGGAATTGCATCATTTTTCACCGGTTTATTCTCCGGGACTATTATTGGCGGAATTACAAGCGTTATTACAGGTATTTTTGGCGGAGCGCCGACAAAAACAGTGGCCGAACATGCTGAAGAAATGTTCGACAAAATGGTTGATAAAACAAACGACAAATTGGATGATCTTGGCCGCGAAAAAACCGTAACATCAAAATCCATATCACTTTTAGAAGATCTAAAAAAAACAGGCGCTACCGGAATTTCAACCGATTTAGCTAAAACGTTAGGAGTGAGCACAACAAATATTGATGACGCCATGCTGGAGCTAGCTAAAACTCAGAAAAAAAATATTGAAAATACGGTCTCACAAAACGAATCCGATTTATCAAATGCAAAAAGAGCCGCTGAAGTAGCGCAGCAAATGGAAGATATTCGACATCGATATGGATGGCAACCGGGGGCCGTTTCCGATTCAAGATCGGCAGCAGCAAAAGAGGAATATGCGAAATTAGCAAAAGAGGCTGAAACGCTCGGAGTCGAGGAAGGGATGACAGGCGTCGAATGGTTCGGTCAATTAAAAGCATTAAAAGATTTTTATTCCAAACTAAATACTGAATTTAAAGAGAATGTTTTAGATAACTTGTCAGAATTATCTGATCTATCGGACTATCTGAATCTATCAGATCTAGGATTCGAACGAGGCGGAATTGTTCCAAAAATTCCACGCGCGCAAAGCGGGTTGGTTGTTGGCGGGAATAGCAATACGGGTGATAATGTTATTATTCGTGCTAATAGCGGGGAAGAGATCTATACGGTCGCTGATCGAAAACAAGTCCAATCGACACTTTCCGAAATAAACACGAAACTAAACGCATATTTTTCTAATCAGGCTCAAATAATTTCCATCCAAATTGATGGTAGTGAGATTGCAAGGGCCACGGCAAAATACCAGGCATCATATCAATCAAAACTAAAATCTGGAGTGATTTAATGACATTGTTAAATCCCAAATTTCTCACTAAAAATGAAATAAACGCTGTATCAAAAATAACAGACTCAGCCGGTAATTCGGATGACATGAAACGCCGTCTGTTTGATCGTAATTCAGAAATTCAATATCAAACCGTTGGTCAGATATCCGGAACAAGAACAATTACTTTTACGCCGAACTCGGCGACATCAATCAATAGAATTTTTATTCAAAATTGCAATTGGAAGACATTCACGATCAAATACAATACATCCAGTGATTTTTCGGTTTCTATTACAGTCACAAATGGAACCGCAACTAATTACTATTTTGAATTTAACTCAGTATCTGTAGATAACGTTGTGTTCTCAATCACAGATACACATATCAGCGCGGATGTCGCGAAGGTGGGCCAGATCTATACCGGTACCGAACTTTTTACAATTGCGGAGGAGGAAGGGGGCCTTTTTAAAGTTGTTCCATCTGCACAACAAGTATTGATCCAATTGTCGGACGGATCCTATTCAAAATGTTATATCCGGACAATTATCAATTATGAGCTCACTCTATCAGCGGTATCCACTGCGAATATTTCTAATTATCGAAATCTATTTTTAAGAAATCGTACAGAGGCATTTGCGTTTATTCCGCGACCAACAACCATAGCAGACACCGGCGACGGATTTACGGAATGGGATGGAATCGGAAATCATTATCATTGGGCCAACGCGCCGGATTATTACAATTATACTGATTATATTATTGATAATGGATACGATGTGAATATCGAGCTCAAACAGGCTGCTGGAGTATAGATTATGAGCGTTTTTAGAACAAGTTCTTCTCAATTATCACCGACGGGCCGATCTGATTCCGGATATGACCGGCTCGGCGGATTATCACCGCGTGAGGCGATATCAACCGGCGCCGTCTGGGTATATAGAAGATTGTACATAAAGCGAGTTCAGACAGATATGAACTATGAATCAGATTGGTTTGATATTTCCGAATACGTTTTGAGATGGGGAATCGTAAAAAAAAGCTTCGGTGATTCAATTCTTTTTGGTGAGTATGTTATCGATAACATCACGATAAATGTCGATAACTCAACACAAAAATTTACAAAAGAACTTGGAACTGATAGTTTATTTAACGGTTTTAAGACGAGGTATAAAACGAAATTTAAAGTTGAAGTTGGATTTTATGATTCTGATTTTTACGAGAACTTCGCAAATGCATGGTATTTCATTATGTTAACTGAGCCATCAAATTCTGACTCCAATATCGTTGAACTTGATCTTACATCAACATTGGGATCATTAAAACTTTATACCGCTGAAGGTATCGATACGAGTACGAAACAAACCGATTTATGGGTTGATGCAATAATAAAAAAGGAGGTGAACGGGGCCAGGCTTTTTGATCGAATTTTTGAGGGGGATACTGATTCAGATCGGTACAAAATTACAGCCGGAACTATCACGGTAGATGGATCCGCAGTTGAGGATGGCGCGACATGCTGGGATGAGCTAGTTAAATATTCGAAATATGAAGGATATTTTCCATACGTTGATATTTTCGGTCATTTCATTTGGGCAGATAGATCCGTCACAAGTACGGATATCAAATGGTATTTTAACGGTGCCGGATCCGGAAATAGCAATGAAACAGGCGTAAAAATTGTTTCATTGGATGAAGAAGTCGATGGGATAACAGATTCGTATCAATACATTTCGATCCAGTATCAATCTGATCCGTTGTATGTCAGCTCAAAAGATAGCTGGACGCCGGGGGATGGGTCAATACCAGATATTTACGGCGAAAAATCCTATTCATTTGAAGCGCTTGAACTCACACAAGCACAGGCGCAAAATGTGGCCGATAATTTGCTATCCATTCTTAAAACACCCAAAAAAAAATGGTACCAAACAACGTGTTTTATTCCGCATTTGGAGCTCAAAGACCGTGTAATGTTGAATTACAGTGGCGAACTTACGAATAGTAATGCATTCACATTGGATTCGTCTAAATTATCACCGACGGGTCGAGATGATGCTGGATATGATCAACTAAGCGGGTACCAGGGCGCGATAAATATTCAAAATCAAGAGTGTTTTATCATCTCATTAGAGATAGATTTAGACAATTTTTTATGCAAATTTGAACTTAAGGAGGTTTAAAAAAATGAAGAAATTTTTAGTTTTGTTGTTTTTATTCTTGCAGTTTGGGTCATGGGGTTATGCGTCGGTTTTACCGGCAAATTATAGCGCAGGACAAACGTTGCCATACTCGGATCTCAACCAGATGCTTACTGAGCGAAAAGGGACGCTGAAACCTATTGACTCGGTCACACGCGAATATATCAATAATACGTACGATTTGGGATCTAGTTCTTATTATTGGGCAAATGGTTATATTACAACCATAAACGCAACGACTGTAAATGCAACTGGTGCACTAGCTATTAATGGAATCTCAATTAATACGCCTAAAACTCTTTCTGGTATCGCTTATTTAGCAACTGCGAATACGTTTATTGGGAGCCAAACTATTACACAGAATAGTGGTGCTACCCTAAATATAGTTGCATTATCAAACGCCGCTGGATTAATTTTAAACGGTTCAAATGGTTCGTATCAAGGCGGAAAAATTCAATTTAAAATCGGAGCTGTTGATCATAGTTTTATCATAGATGACGGGACAAGCCTTTGGCTGTCAGCAACTAGCGGTCAAGAGGTCTATTTTAGCGCCGCCGCTTTAGCTACTGCTGGGACTGTTTATTTTAATGGATCAAGTGGGTATGGGTTTCTTACAACAACTAATCCATCCGACATTAATTTAAAAAAGAATATTCAACTTATTCCTGATGGGCAGCTTCAAAAAATATTAAATCTATTACCAAAATCATGGGACTGGAAGGCCGACGGAAAGCCGGCGTTGGGGTTTATAGCTCAAGATCTTGAAATTATTTACCCTGAACTTGTCGAAACGTCGAATAACGGAAAGAAAGGGATTTATTCGGACCGATTAGTTCCATTACTCATAAAGGCATTTCAAGAACAAAACGAAAAAATAAAATCGTTAGAATCTCGAATAGAAGCACTGGAGAATAAATAATGGTAGATATTATCCATCCTCGTCAAGAATGTATCGAAAAGATGCTGCATATCACAGCAAGTAAAATCGAGGAGCGGGATAAATCATTAATGTTACAATTTCAACTTCTAAAACAAGAGCTATTGAATGCGATTCAATCAAAAACAAGAGAGGAGATTAATTGGGTATTTAAAATCGTAAATTGGTTGATGCCATCGCTATTCGCGGTTGTTTCGTTATTAATTTACAAAAATATTGGAGGGTAGAATGATCAAAATATCAGAACATTTCGGTTTGGAAGAGTTTGTGGCGCCGGAGATTTTTAATCAATGTAAGGAGATCGCGATTTCGTTTATTTCCGAAAGATTGGTACAGGGTGTTGAGCAACTGAGAAAAACATTGGGTAAACCTATTGTCATCAATAATTGGGTATCCGGCGGTCAGTTTAAAAACAGCGGACTCAGATCGTTTGATTGTCCGGAGGGTGCCAAATGGTCGGATCATAAATTCGGTCATGCAGCGGATTTGAAAATTACCGGTTTGGATAGCCTGGAGGTGCAGGAATATCTAAGTAAAAATTGGGCGAAATTCAACCAGTTTTTTACTTCGATCGAAAAAGGCACTGTGGGCTGGACGCATGTGTCAGATCGATTCATACCGGGATGGGATAAAGCAAATCCATTTTGGATCCCGATTAAATAAATAAAAAAAGGAGATTAAAATCATGGATATATTTTCAATTATTAACGGAGTTGTTGGTATAGTGACAGGTAACAACGGTATTATCGGTGCGGTGGTATCAGGTGTGATTATTGCGCCATTTGCGTGGAGATTAGTTTCTATGCTGTGGGATTATTTTAAACCTATTCAGGAATTCACGGAATTTGCAAAAAATAGGGCATATAAAATCGGAATCAAACAACGATCATTTATGGACAAACGAATCAAGGATGAAGGGCTAAAGCAGAAAATTATTAATGATATTGATCAATGCCAGGATACACTGCATGACGAATATATGAGGGGGTTGAGGACGTCTATGTGATAGTGGATAGAATCAGTTGGATTTGAACCAACGATACCATAGCGGGGATCTTCCACCCCGCCGTCGCCTATGCCAACTCGGCGCATTAATTCTATCCTTGATCGGGGCAGGATTGGTTACCTGCAAGCTCAGCCTTTTCTGACTGTGCATTGGATTTTCACCAATTTAACGAGAGGTTTGTAACGGTAACAACCAGTCCGTTACATATTTATTAGTTGATTGTTTAATATAACTCTCGAGCGTTTTGTTCCGCCACCCGATCAAGCATAGAATTAGGTAAGTATCCCCTCATAACAGGTTAATGATAATATGATTTCCGAGTTCTGGCAATACACAGTTCCGTAATATCTGGCGTTTGTTTGGCAATTTATAGGGGGATAAATCAAAGCCGTGTAAGGCTGAAAGCTGGGGAATTTGTGCCGTTCGTATTTTGTCCTTTTTGAACTCCATATCGGCTATCTCAAAGTTGCTCCAGAATAAGTGCCGCTGTAAAACCTTTGTTGGCTCAATCAATGGCGTATAGTAGGGCTTAACATTCTCCACTACCCATTTGCCCTTGAAGTGGTGCTTGAGAAACAAAATCTCTTGATACAGCTTCATATCGGGATACTCTGGCTCTGTCCCACGATAGCGAACGCAAATGTTGTGGCGAAAACTGCTATGGCTCTGGCAAGGCGGACTGCTCCAAATGAAGTCAAACTCGGCAAAATGTTCAAGCAAGTATTGGTGTGCGTCCCCGACAATCAAAGTGTCTTTAGGGAAAAAGTCCCCGTAGATTTTAGCGATTTGAGGGTTGAACTCTACGGCGGTTATCTGGTGTTCTTCGCCCCACAGCTTGCGGTTGCCGCCAATCCCTGCATATAGGTTAAGTATCTTCATAAGTGTTATAATGAGTTTATGACTAAACAGCAATTTCTTTCGCTAATCCGCTCCGCTTCGCAACCTCTTGAAACATCAGAGGGAACAAACATTCCACGCTTACCCTTGTGCTTACCGCCAACATAGGTTTCGTCCGTTTCAATCGTTCCCTTTAATGGCTTACCGCTCTGTCCGAATAAAGTCCGTATCTGCTTTGCCATTCTCCACGCTGTCTTATAGGTAACTCCAAGCTGTCGCTCCAACTCTTTAGCGGCAACTCCATTACGGCTATTGGCAAACAGGAATATGGCAAAGAACCAAAGCGTCAAAGGGGTTTCCGACTTATGGAATATGGTATTAGCCAGAGGGTGAACACTATAACCGCATTGGCAGTCAAAACGCTTACGGCTCTCAATGGCGTAGAAATGCCCCTTAACGCCACATTTCGGGCATTTGTAGGACTTACCATACCGATTGTCAAAGACCGCCTGTAGGCACGATTTCTCGCTCTTAAACTGCTTGCTAAAATCTCTCATAGTGTAGTGTTTCATATAGGCTATGTTTAATTGATTACATAGCCAGTATAGCTGATAATTAACCTGCTGTCAAGGGATACTTACCTAGAATTATTTTAAATTACACATATTTAAAAGACTAATCTTCTCATATAATTTTTCATTTAGCACATGAAAATCATGCATGGCTTCATTTACACCTTTTATTGCGTCTAATTTTGAGTCTAAATCTGAACGATTAGTTCGTAGATTTCGCGCTAATTCTATCCTTGGGTGGGTGGTGAGTTGCGTACGCCTTCTCCTTAATAACTATCAGCCATGTTTCAGACTTTTACCCAACTATTAAGTATTGACCAACCCAAGCATAGAACTATTTATTTTTACATTTAAACCTTGATATTTCAACCCTAAAAAATTTTTATACATACGGTTATTTTTTGTTTTTATCAAATTACATCCTGTACATGCATGGTTTCCACCTTGCATTTTAACAATTGAACATTTTTCTTCTCCAATACATTTAAATCCGATATTATCTTGTCTCATTAATAAAAATTTTTAGGTTCATAAAATTCACACCAACTTACAGCGGGTTCACCATCATAAAATTCAGATGCACAATTCTGTATTTCTACATCATTTATCCAGAATTTACAATTATTATTAATGCAAGGAATATTTCCATTTCTTTCATTTTTATATTTCATTTAATAATCTCCTAGCATTTTTTAGTATAACATCTCTTCCGTTTTTTGATTCAAGATATACCTTCTATGAATAGTAATATAGAATTAGAAATAACTAGTGAATAAAAGTGTAACCATAGAATTACAAACATTTGTTTTATATCTGACGGTATCCCGTTAAAGAGATATATTGAACAGATACAGCCGAGTATAAATACTACGATACTAAGAATTATATGGTTTTTTAAGTATTTTTTCATTTTAATTCGCACATATTTTCGATCCGATCATCCAATAGACAAAAAGAATAAAGAACTCCGTTCGAATCATCCATACCGCGTCCACAATTTTGACATTATTTATCCTTAGTAAAAATTTTTGATTCATACATATCCGCATTATAATCATGACGAATACAATTAAATTTAGAACATTTAAAAGGTTCGTCTTCTTCTCCGTAATGTATACAAAGTTCATATTTACATTTTATTTCTTCTTCATTCATTCTTTAAATATTTTCTCCAAAAATATTACCGCCTCTACGGAATAAACCATATCCGAAGTAAATCTGAATATTGACCATCCCAACATCGTCGCTGCATTGTATTTTTCGCAATCCGCGGAATACCCGGCCGCGCGCGTATGACGTCCCCCTACAAACGTCCCACCCTCAATTTCAACGGCCACTTTTTTATCAATCCATGCAAAATCGAACCGCCATTTTCGTGTTGGATGAAACTTAAACTCTGAAACCGGAACCGGCAATTTATAGATCTTGAGTTGTGTCAAAAATGCGCGGTTTAGAGATTCTTCTTTCAGTTTTTTTATTTGTTTAGCCGCTTGCGTTAATTGCATATTTTAAGGCTTTAATCTAAATTAACAATGGTAGAACACCCAATCAATCTAGACTCATCAGTCCAATACCATTCTTTTGGCTTTTCAGTATCATCTTTTAATTTTTGATTTAAAATTCCATAACAATTGCATTGTGTTAAATATTGAGCTCTACCCATAATTATACCGCTAAATCCTGTAATTTTATCCTCAACTTTTTGTCCAAGCTCAAATTTAAATTCAGTCATTTCAAGCTCCTTTTCTAATTATTTGACTCATTTCCGAAAAATGTTGATTAATAACCGCTTTTGGCGGTTGATTTTTTGCGATTAATTCGGCAGTTTTTACCCGTTCTGCCTGAATTTCATCACTTCGTTTTTCGGCTATAACCCTCTTCATCTCCGGTAATGACTCATATGTTTTTTTTAGGTCACTAAGAGAATTTTTTTCGAGCGTCGTCCTGTATGCAACCTCAGAGCCTATTTTTCCAGCCATTGTTTTTGCACGAACGATTTGATCTATAAGCGCTCTTTTTTCTTCCCCATTATCAAAAAAACTCTCTCTCTCAGATTTTTCTGTTTTTTGAGAGAGGGTAGGGAGAGAGAGACTTTCTTCTTCTCTTATCTTATCTAGGGCGGAGTTTTTCCGCCGTAACTCCGCCGTAACTCCGCCGTAACTCCGCCGTAACTCCGGAATAACTCCGGAGTTATTCCGGAGTTCTTCCGGACACTCTAAATTTGGCTTTGATTTTCGCAGATATTCACCTGCGTAATCCCACCAGTCAGAAATAAAGAGTTTATTATTTTTTGAAACAATATATCCAACATCCTGCAATGCTTTGAGTGCATCTTGAGCGTGCTTTAACTCCATCGTGAGCATCTCGGACATGAGCTCAGCGGAGAGCGATGAAATCTCGCCCGTAGGGAAGTATTCCATGACCGTCCACCAGAACCGATGTAAGAAACCGACAACTTCATTTCTTGACCACCGAAGAGATACCCTAAGTTTAATTGTTTTAGGATGCCGTTCTATTGAATCATAACTCTTTATCCAAGCCAATATTTTTCCTATCTTTCTAGTTTTTCTATCTCAAATTTTTCAGGAGAATATGATCTAGCCCAAATATCCTCAATCATATCAATCTGTTTTTGCGTAGTGCAAACAAAATTTTGTATCACCTCCTTATTCGATTTTTTAATTAAAAGCAATTCATGAAGCATTATTGTAATTTATTCAATAGACTATTATATTCAGATTCAAAAATTTCTTTTTCATCATCTGATATCTCTAATTTCAGGGCTGAATAATAGGCCCCTAATTCTGATTTGTTTTCTGCTGATTCCAGCTTTTCGATTGCTTTCTGTAGTTTAGACGATAATTTATGCTCATCTTGTTTTGTGGATTGTTTTGGTGTTTCTGTTTGCGGTTTTACATTGCTTATTTTCGCATCTTTTATTATCTGCGTTATTGGGATTGGAGTTTGTGATACGACTGGTTGATTCGGTTCAATATCGATAATTTCCTCTGATGTCTGCATACCCATTGTTATCTCTGGGCAGTATATTCGAGAGAAAAAAGCCGCCGCCCGGTATCTCAACATTTGTTCCGGCATTGTTTGCCATTTTGAGCCGGATTTTGTGAACCATCCCTCTTTTTTTGCCATTCCGATAGTAATCAACGTGCCGTCTAACCGTTCGTTTTCGTTTAGTTCAATTGCCCAGGCTCTACATCCCCATTCATCGGTGTTCTCTTTTCCGGAAAATTCAAAACGGAGCGCAGAATAATGTCCGCATGTGTTGATTGCTGATATTAAAAATGTGCTTGACCAGCTGGGCCGTCCATAAACGATGTATAGATTTTGCATGACCATGAGCGGATCCGCTCCAAGTCTATTTGCCATATTTAGAGCCACAATACAATTAGGTAAATTGCCCTGGTAATCTTTAGGAACAATACTTGATTTCGACAGCATATACGCGATACGTTGAGTTAGCTCAAATCCTTTTCCTGTACTTAAGTTCGGAACTGTTTCGATATCCATCGTTTTTAGTTCAAGCATGGTTTGTTCTTCTTCTGGTTTTACGTTCATTAATCCGTTCATCATTTTTCTCCTTCTTTATTCTTGTTCCTGCGCTTCAGCTGCGCAGATTCGCTCATAGTTGACGTATTTGCAGGTTGAAAAATACCCGCACCAATCAGGTGAACAATTCCATGCGCCGACCGGAGCCGGCAAAAATACATCACTTTTTATCGATTTGATTGCCATATTTATACGATCCAAAATGATCTCAAAATCTTTTACCGTTCTGGTTGAGTTTAGAATTATGCCATCAGATTTTAATTCCCGTTTTTTTTGGGTATGATATGAAACAAAATTGTTAAATTGGATTATTTCTGGCATTTTTGAATTCTTAGCAAAATATGCTAGTGCATAGATTGTGAGTCCGGAATCCTCATCAACTGCGCGTTGCGTCTTTTTTTTACCAGTGAATTTGTAGTCGATGATGCCATTTTCGATCTCAACGTCCATGACGTATCGGATTTTTGTTCCATCAGGGAGCAAAATATCCTGTTGGCTCTCAACCTCGATTGGATTAACATTCCTATTCAATTCCAGAAAAATATCAATCGTTGAGATAATAGATTCGATCGTTTCGTTTTTGATGATATCAACTCCTCGATGGTAATCCTCTTTTTTAAGCATCATTTCTCCATCAAAAAATTTTTCAACCTCATAGGCGGCATGGATTCGTAGATCTCCGAATGATAGATCCTGTTTTGTTTTTATTTTTTGCTTGTTGTTTTTTTCGGCCATCCGATGAAATGACAATCCACGTATGAGCGATATTGTCGGAGGTAGCGTCTCACGCAGTACATAACGCCGTCTATATGCCTCTCCGCATTGTAGTAAACAATTTAGCTGACTAGCTGATATATGACCATTCATTCGTCCACCTCCTCATAAAAAAAATAATCTCCGTGCAAATTCTCATTGTACGAATCCGGCATATTGAAACTGTTCATCCGTTTATTAATTCATTGTTAGCGGTACTAACGCGGTATGTTTTGTAAACGGCATAATAAAAATAGCACGTGGTATGTAATTTATTGGTTCGATAGTTACAGATTTATCAATTTTCTGAAAAAACTTTTTTGCTTTTTTGAAATTATGTTTAGCAGATACAGTTTGTTTATTAGGTTCGTCATTGTCATTCTTTTTTGCCGAAAACATATATTTCCTCCTTTTTTTTTAACTGATTTTTTATTAAAAAAAATCACGATTTATCTGACTCCTTAAAAAAACAATCAATACTTACGCCTAAATAGTCAGACAACTCTTTTATAGCTAGTGCGCTTGGTATCGTTCCATTTCGCCATTGAAATATAGATTGTCGAGTTATAACTCGTTTAGTATCTAGTAGATATTGCCGGCAGAATGACTCAATATTAAAACCTCTCGCCCTAATTAGTTCTAATAATATTTCAATATTCATTTTAAAATTTTTCATTTTTATATTATATACCATAATTTTTTACATGTCAATGATAATGTTTATTATATTATTTTCATATTTTTGGATTTTTTTTTAGATTAAAAAATAGGCCGGAGATGATAAATACCAAATCCGGCCTATTTACATTTTTTACTTGGAGGTGAAAAATGTATAAAAAACATACTATTTTTTATTATTTTTTGTCAAGATATATATTAGTGCAAATTCAAATATTAAGGTAAGTATTATGCCAATAAAAAAAGATATTATTATTGTCATAATAAAAAAAATCATTCGTAAATTGATTTTTGACTTTTAAACAGTTCTTTTGCTTCTTCTTTTGTTAATATTATTTTCTGACCATTTTTTTCAACAATAAAAATCAAATTATTGTAATTGTCAAAATCATATTGTGCTTTTGAATGAGCTGATAAATCAAAAGACGGCATTTTCATTATCACTTTTTCTGCGGTTTTTTTTAGGCGTTGATAGGCCGCCTCATCTGAGTCCAAATCGACATAACAAAAACATTTTGATGATAATAATACAAAAAACAATATAATTATTTTTTTCATTTTTTGGCCCCATTCATTTTATTATTTTATTTAGCCACTCAGTTAATTCTGTGGCTTCTTCGTATGACAAACTAATCTCAATCGGGCGAATATCTGATCTATTCACGTAGATGTAGAATATTCGATTTTTATCGAATCTGAATCGAGATGTCGATAAATTTTTATCGTTATTGAATACTTTTATTGGTAATTTAGGCGTTTTTTCAACGTATTTATTGTAAAAATTGAAATCGTATTCAGCGTAAACTGACGTAGACGCGAATAAAAATAGAATAATTAATAGTTTTTTCATTCTTCTCCTTTTTCAGTGGTAGGACATATGGATCGCCAATCAGTTTTTTGATCTAATTTATCTAAAATTGAGTTCAAAATATCGGAATCAATTGTTAGATCATGATAGTGAAAACTATGTGGAGTATGTAAGTCATTACTAAATTTAAACGTGGTTTCTTGCTTAAATCGTTTAAAGAAATATTTCAAAGCATCCACTTCATTTTCAGTTAAATTTAAATTAATTTCCATTATTCGACTCCTTCTTCTTTGTCTAATATTTTGTTATAAATACAATCAAAAATGTATGAATTTATGATAATATTATTGTAATGATAATTAAACTTATTATCTATGATTTCTATAGCACTATTTTTTTTAATTTCATCTAAAACTTTCTTTAAGGCTAATAATTCCTCTTCAGTTAGTAAACTTTTGCTTATATCTAAAATACTCGAGTCTTTAAATTTTTGTAAAAAATCTCTCAGTGTAGCCACTTCATTTTCAGTTAAATTTAAATTCATTTTTAATCCTCCAAGTTTAAATTTTAATTTAGGCTATTAATAATAGCCATGATCTCGCAATAACTTTCAGTCGTTCGCGGTTTTTTTCCCGCATAAATCACCCCTTTCTCAATTCTGTATTTAATTTCATTTTCGTTGACTTGAATATCGATTATTGGGCCCAAATTACTCACCTCCTTTCTAATTTATTATATATCTATTATACTATGTATATATCGAGTAGTCAATACTTTAATTATTTTTATTTTTAGCAGCCATTTGAACCGCCCCACTTGGGTCGTTGAGGTATTTTATCGGATTGCCATGCTCCTGACCCGCTGCAATCTGAACCGCCCACTTGGGTCGTTGAGGTATTGTATCGAATTGCCATTCTCCTGAACCGCTACAATCTGTAGCCGCTCAATTCCAACATCGTTTTTTATTTTTTCTATAAAATCTAATACAGCTTTTTTAGATAATTCAAAATCGAACCATTTTGGCCTAATATCCTGATCGACAGTTATAGTCCAATCTGTCATTGTATTATAGTTTTTTGGAATGGCTTCTATTTTAATAATAACGTTTGGATCATCAATTAAATTGAATGATCGTATTATGCCTGAATGGGATTGATCATCTAATAGATAATAGATATTTCCATCAGTTACAATTAAGCTTAAAAAATTACACATTATTGTCTCCTCTTTTATTTTTGATCATATCCAGATATTCGAGAGCAATCGCGTGAGATGCATCTATATCGTTAGACCCAGTCTCTTTTGCTTTATCGTTGATAATTTCTTTTAAATCATTAGATATAAGTTTAACTGACCCTTTTTTACGGAGCTTGTCCTGATAAATTTTTACTTTATCTCTATTGTTTTTTTGCCATTTTGATTTGGCTTTTTTTTGCGCTTCTGTTAACATGTTCTTCCTTTCTTTTTATATAATATAGTCCAGCTATTATCACTAACCAAATTAACGACGCAAAACTTAACAAATAGCTAGTTATCAGAAACAAGTTTAATGATAATATAACTGACATTAAACACCCAAAAATTAACGCTAAGGAAGTCAATTTTATCCAAATTAAATGTGCAAATATAAACAGCTCAGAACTACTATTCATTTTAATTCCCTCCATTTTTAAATTAATGTTTAAAATCTAATTATCGGTTTTTTAGCATATTTGCCTTTAAGTTCTTTTGGAACAACAATATAAAAAATCCCGTGTAGAATTGTTTTTTTGTAGCCTAAATTTATTTTTTTTGATAACAATTGAACATATTCGTCTATTTTGCCTCTTTTTTCATCTAATTCTCGATATAGATCAAAATTTTTCGTCTCCTTTGCGGTTAGTAATTTAATATCCATTGAGTTGTATTTTTCAATGAGATTTAATAACCGATGCTTTTCGTCGGATAATCCGAATGGGATTATATGATGTTGGATTCGATAATTTTTTAATATGCGGTTAAAGTTATTCATTTTTTAGTACGTTATACATTATAAATTGACCGTAAAATTCGTCCATAGTGGCATTGTTAAGATCAGATAATTTTTTTAAATGTGAAAATGCGCGCCTCGGAACATTAACTTCAAATTTAACAGTATCCTCTCCCATCTCTTTAAATGTTCTAAATTTTTGATCTTCCATTATTTACTCCTTATAATTTGGTTATTTAAATCTCAACTCCATCTTCGTTAAACTTTTTAGATGTACCGAATAACTCATCCTGTACATGATCCCAAATGAATTTTAAATTTCCTGATTTATAAAAGACTAAGGAAATACCAACCATTTTACCGTGTTTATACGGATAGATGCTTTCTATATTTCCGTTTTTATAAAAAAATTTTTCTATTCCGTTTTTTTCATCATTTTTATACACGGTTTTTTCTCTTAATTTCCCGTTTGTATAAAAAAATTGACTTAATCCGTCTATTTTTCCATTTTTGTATTCACATTTAGACGCGATTTTACCGTTTGAGTGCCATGCATAGCACATAATCGTCAGATTAAACCGGCTCGCTAACATATCTTGATATCCAAATTGGTCTTTTTGCTTGCTTAATTTTTCGAATATTTCATTGTGGTTTGCTTCCCCACACGGAAAATTCGCATTGAACCAAATTGACAAGTACCTTAAATCATCCAGCATCTCTTTTTTGATTTTCATTATATTGTCCTTTTTTGGTTACGATTACTCAGGTAGCAATGTACCAACTGCGCATGCGACATGTTCCTTAATTGCCTCAATTGACGGATGTTGATCACAATTGTTATCTAATTCAATATACCCCTCTCTATCCCAACACAAAAATATGTCACTAGCTATTGATCTATCAAATACACGATTATAATTTGCATAATAACTCCAATAAATTACAAAACGCTTTCCGTTTATTTTTACGTCGGATATTAAGGTTAAACCTGCTGTAACTCCAATAAAATTATCCAATAGCAATTTTTCTGTAATTTTTTTTGTTTTCATCTTTAACCCTCCAAGTTTTGTTCGGAGTTAATTAACTTAACTCTATGTATCTATTATACTAAGTATAACACAATAAGTCAACACTATAGATTTAAGTACTTTTGCAGTGTAAATAAACGAAAATTGCTTTTTTTATTTTGCCAGTAGATCGTAAATGATCTAAAAATAAAGAAACTTTTTCGTCACAAAGTGGATCATTGTCTCCTATAGAGAATTTCAATAAATCTAATGCTTCATTTTTATACAAAAAGTCCATTGCCTCTTCTTCAAATTCATCCGAAAAATGGAAGTATTCGCTATTAAAAAAATTAGTGTACTCTTCAATTTGAATGTTTGCTATTTCTCCGATGCTGGCATCTTCGTTCCCAAAAAATAAAATGTCTAATTCCGGATTTTCTTGTGCTAATTTTAATAATTTCTCAAAATTTTTTCGCATTTTAACTCCTTATATTTCGGGACAAAAATTGAACCGGTTTTGCCTTCAAAAATCGAAATAACTCGACAATAGTGTTTTCCGGATTTGAGATATAAGTTAATCTTGAACACGCTTTATCTGTTACCATTGCTGTTACTGCCCCCGTTATTGGATTAAGATTGATTTTTGTTTTCATTTTAAGTTCCTCCTTATGGTTATTCTTCTTCATCATCCTCTATATAACAAGTTATGCCGTCTATATCGCCATCGTTATAGTCAAAAATGTCATGGCACTGTTCTTCGGTTAAAGAGGCTATCTCCTCTTGTTCATTAATATAGTCTGGGTATTCAACTCCTTCACGACCATAATCGTAGAACATATCATTTAGCGCAATCAGTAGCTCTTTGTATGTATATTTCATTTTAATTTCCTCCTTATGGTTATTCATCATCTACGGAAGATGATTTTGCTTTTTTATCGCTTTTAATGCTTCCAAGTTTCGCGGCGGAAGACTTAACGTCGGCATATAATTCTAAGCATGATACTTTTCCCATTGGCGAACAAAACAGAATTTCGTCGCCAATAATTACGGCGCTAACACAACTTGATTCGTCCATTTTATCGCCGAAACGTTGCGAGGTTCCGGTTTTACGCATTTCTTCAATTTCTGATTTTTTTAATGAAAAAACGGGAACATCTTTCCCTAACATTAAGGAAGCAAGAGCATTTCCTTGTTCTAATTTCACCCGACCAAATTCATCTTTTACTTTTTTTGCTTCAAAAAGCATAACCTGCAAGAACTTAGTTATCTTGTCGCTCATTTCTTTTTTTTCTTTGGGTTCATGGATGGAAACCCCAACCGTTCTAACGATAACAGGTTCACCGTTTTTGCAGATTTTTATCCATTCTCCCATTCTCATTTGTTTGATTTTCATTTTCAAACCCTCCAAGTTTTGACTTTCTGATCTCTGAAGAGAGATCTTAAATAGTCTATAGAGTTTGGTATAGTGGACGATACCTTGAACTAACTTAACTCTATGTATCTATTATACTATGTATATCGTAATAAATCAAGAGAAAAATGTATTGATTGTTTGTAATATATTATATACATATTTTTTATGTTATAATAAAAAAATGAGTTTAATCATAAATTTAGAAGTCTCAACTTGTAATGATGAAAATTGTAATTGTATTCGACAAATTAAAGCTCTTTGCCCAAATTGTTTGAAAATTAGCTATTTTAGCTCAAATGATCTAATAGGGCGTCCGCTATATGATTCAGAAATTTGTTTTGGTGATGAATTTGTTTGCAAAAATTGCAAAACAAAGTTCAAGTCTGATCAAAAAAAAATATTAGATTCAAGAAAAATTAGTATAGCGCTAATTGCATAAAATGTATTGCATCTCAATATTGTCATTTTAATGAATATGTGATTAAATATCAATATCTAATAAAAAAAAAGGAGTTTATCTTGAAAAAAAATATTTTTGTATTACTTGCTATTATCTTTTTAAATTCAGCCCTATTTGCGACTGAAAATAATTCGAATATAACAACGAAATTAGATGAATGCATTATCATAAAAAATGAAGTCTTGGCGAAAGATATCTATACTCTAAAAAAAATACAAGGTCAATTTCATTATCGTATTAAAATATCTGCAATCGTTTTGTCTAATCCATATGGTAAAAAAAATAAAACAAAAGGAATAATAATTGATCTTTTTGAAGATAATGGTACAAATACAAGAAGTAATTCGTCTTTTTTAGATATAGATGAGCTACCTAATTTTATTTCATCTATAGATTTTATTTCTAAAAATTCAGATTTAACAAAATTATCTGGAAGTGATTATACTGAGATTATATTTACGACTAAAAGTGGTTTAAAAATTGGATATTATCAAGAAAAAAAATCAACAGTTTTTTCTGGAGAAACTTATATTGAACAGACATCATTTATAAGCAGTGGTATAAAAATAAATGATGTAACATGTAAATTAATTGATATTGGTGCGTTATCTGATATTAAATCTGTTATCGAAAAAGGGATTGAGTTTTTGAATGATAAATAGCTTATTGTTTTTATTATAATAATTTGATATTTCTTAAATATGCCAAAAGAACATAGATTTCGAGGTTTAACACATAAAGAGATAATTTTTTGCCGTGAATATATCAAAGAACGAAATGGGTCCCAGGCCGCAATTAAGGCCGGTTATTCTGAAAAAACTGCAAGTTCTTGCGCTTGCCGCTTGTTGAATAGGGTTCATGTTCAAACAGAGATAAATCGTTTATTAACCATTGCCGAAGAAGCCGCGTTGATCTCAACCGAAAGGATTCTTTCGGAGCTTTATAAGCTTGCCACTGTCGATATAAAACAGGCCTTTAACGAGGATGGCAGCCTGAAAGGATTAAACGAAATGCCGGAGGATGTTTCAAAAGCGCTTTCCAGCGTTCAGATTGGGCAAACTCGAAAGATTCGTATTTTCGATAAAATCCGGGCGCTTGAACTACTTGGTAAACATTTGAAGCTTTTTGATGCTAAAAATGAGCTTGATAATCCATTGATTGGCATCCAAATACCTCAATGGATGATAGATTTAATTCCAAAACCAATTCAAAATCCGAATGAAAATACAGGACAAGAATAATGATTAAAAACATTTTTTTTATTTTACTTATATTTAGCAGCAATTGTTTTTGTGCTGAAAAAATAAAAAATAATTATTTTCAAAAATGCGGACGAACCGATAAAATAATATTGGAATGGAGACATAACTTATATATTGGAGAAAAAATTAATAGCTATTCTGTTAAAAAATGGGCTGTAAAAAAAATAAATAATGGCGAGGTTCTAAAGTGTCCATACTGCGGTCATGTAGACTGTATTCTAAAGTTTAAAAACTATATAGTTACAACTAAAAATTTATTATAAATGGCATATGAATATAAACCAATCCCTCCCGCAATAAAATTTCACGAATATCAAGCTAAAATTAATCTGCTAGTTGCGGGGGCACGTGGCGGAAAAACACGTACCGCTCTAGGCGGGCAGCTTATTTCAGATATTTATCTCCAACCTGGATACTATCAGAAGGATATCGACGATAGAGAGCCATATAGAATTGGAGTATGCGAACCTACTGCGTCTATGATGTTATCAATAGCATATTTTCCACTGCTTAAACGTCTCGATCAATCAAGGATTATAGACAATAAGCAAAAACCAATTACATGTATATTTTTCAAAGGAATTTGGGGAACAACCGAGATAGATTTCTTCAGTTATGAACAGGGAGAAGGCGCTATTGAGGGATTGCCATATTATCGATTTTATTTAGATGAATGCTTTCAGATGAACGAGAAATTTTTTATAGAAACCGGCGTTCGTTGTTCAGATAGGGCTGGAAAACGAATTTTAAGCGGAACCCCTAAATATAACAAAAAATATATTACTGATTTAATCTATCAAAAACGAAGCGGATTTCTTAGCGATAAGGAGTTTTTATATTGGACTTGGTTTACTGCTAAAAATCCATATTTTCCAAAAGAAGAACTTGATTTTTATAAAAAAATAATGCCATTAAAATTATATAAACGGAATTATGAGGCCTCATTAGATGTTTTTGAGGGGCAAATTTATGATGAATATGATGAAAATAAACATCATGTTGATTTTTCTGTAGATTTGAGTAGATACATTGTCGTCGTCGCCGGACAGGATTGGGGGTATACGCATAACGGGGTATTAACAATAATTGGTATTACCGCAGATCGTAGCGTTGATATTTTGGAAGTTGTCGCCAGAAAGGGGATTCCGGTTAATCCGCCTTATCCGGAATATACTGGCGAAACGTGGGTATCAATCGCTAAATCAAAAAAAAAAGAGTACAACATTGAGGCTATATATGCAGGGCCTGATGAGCCGGAACACATCAACGCATATATGCTCAACGACATTTTTTGTCATGCGGCTGATAATTCGGTTCATGCTGGCATTCAGTGGGTGATGACATTGATGCATATCGACGATAACGGGCATACACGCTATCGCATTCGACGTGGATATTGTGATTTATTGTCTCAAGAAAAAAAAATGTATCGATGGAAACCGCTTTCAGACGGTCGAGAAACTGAAGAGCCGCTTAAAGAAAATGACGATGCGTGCGACTCTGAGAGATATGGACTATTTTCCGCTAAAGATTATTTTCATATGTAATCAACTAAATTCATTTATTGCAATTTTGTAATAAATGTTGATATTATTGAAGGATGGGATTCTTTAACCTATTCAATAAATCAGAACCTACTATTTTACACAAATCTGTACCAATATCATTCGAAAATTTAATGCGTTTTTTTGGTGTATCTGGCGGATTGTCAGATACTAAAAATTTAATAACATCACAACAGCAATTAAATGCGTATACAAGCATAAGTTTCGTTGGTACTGCCGCATCTATTATTGCATCCGACACAGCACGATTAGGTTACCAGATTGTTGATTCTAAAAACAATCAAATTGAAGATGATCAAATTTTAAATTTATTAAAAAATCCGAACAAAAACGAATATTATGGCGAGTTTATCAGTAGATTAATATTACATTTGTTATTAGACGGAAACTGCTTCATTCGCACTGATTCAGAATCTACAATCGGATCCGTTCTGTCTAAAAAAATATCTAGTTTAGATATTGTGGTCCCGTCGACTGTTGACGTTTACGGCGAAAATTCGTCTATTGTTGGCGGATCTACTCAATGCAACGATCGAAAAATAGACCATTTTATGGTGCAAAATTCGATTGGTACCGATTATTTGTTGCAAACCCAATTATATCACTCGAAGCTCGCATCACCATTCAATTCGCTGCGAGGTGTCGGCGTTATCGCTAGAAATCAGAATGCAATGGACGCCGAACGATTAACAACATTATTTAACGCACAAATGACGGAAAATAGTTCATTACTTAATTTAGCAATAACATTAACGCAAGAAAAATCACCGACAATGTTTGAGCAAATAAAAAAAAATATTCGCGATCAGTACGGCGAATCAATTATGGTATTGAACAACGGATTTGAGGTAAAACCGCTCAACATATCTCAGCGAGATATGCAGTTGATAGAGCAATTGAAATTAAGTCGAGAAAACGTATTCCATTTTTATTTTGGAATCCCACCAATCAGAGTTGGGGTTGAAACAGCAAAATATGACAGTGCAACAGAACAATTAAAAATTTATTATAATGATGTCCTACCCGGTTTTTATCAGCCGGTAGAAGAACTTCTAACCGATATTATTTCGGTAGTATCATCTAAAAAAGGCCTATTTTTCAAGTTTATTCGACCAAAAATAGAAAATAAAAAAGAAATTTTTGAGATGGCAACAAGCGGTGTATCAAATGGTATTATAACGCCCGGTGAGGCACGTGACATGCTCGGATTAACAAATGATCCAAAAAATAAACATTTAAATACATTCTATTTGCCGCTTAGCTTGATACCAGCTGAGAGCGCAGGATATCAGGCGGCTATTGAGGCAACACCGGCAAAATCATTGATTTCAGGATGTAATCATAAAGCTGAGGCGGGTAAATTAGGATGGGCAATACATCGCCGTTCTCGGAAATCACGGGATGGTATTGAGCCTAAAGTTCGTGACGCTGTAAGCGGATATTACAAAGGGCTTGAGCGTCGAGTACTCAAGAATTTTGATGAACTAACGAGCAGATCGATTAAGGAAATAGATAAAAACAGTATCGATGATCTACTGAATTCAAAAGAAGAAAAAATCACCGCAATGCAGGATATCCGAAAAGTTCATACCGCGACGGTGTCAATCGCGATTGGAGATTTAAATGAGATCGTTGGATCAACTGTTGATTCATCATTTAAAAATAATAAAGTCCGGCTTGTAGTTGATAAACTTGGCATCAGGTACGCGAACCAAACGCTCAATAGCCGAATTGACGAGTTGAGGTCGTTGATTGATACTGCAATAAACGACGGTGTTTCAATTTCAGAAATCAAAGGAAGATTGGTTGATTATTTTGACACGCTAAACGACAACGAGAGCAACTGGCGGGCAGACCGGATCGCTAGAACCGAGTCCAGCTACGCATACGACCAGGCGGCAAAATTGAGTTATAACGAGATCGGTGTAAAAAATGTGCAGGTGATCGGATGCCAACAACAATGGCCGGATTATGACTGTGACACGGACGGAACTCGTGGAACATATCCGATCGAGGATATGGATTCTCTTAATTTTCACCCGAACCATGGCGGTTCGATTGTTCCGGTGATTGAACAATGACAAAAAAAGAGTTAATACTTGAAAATATAACAAAAATGTGTGATATACTTAATATAAATCAACCAAAATTTGGACGATTAGAAGTAGTCTTCCAAAATGAAAAGCTGATTTACATTAATGTAAGTGAAAATATAAAAATAGATTAATATTTTTTTATCGCTGATCGAAAAACGAAGGCGAGTTATTCAACAAATTGGAATAACTCGCCTTTTTTTATTTTTAATAAAGGAAAAAAATGAGAAAAAAAATTGATGAAATTATAAAGGAGATCATCGAATCTCAAAATGATTTATCCGTTAAATCATCAGATTTTTTAGTGCTAATTGACGATATCATCAATCGAATTGATGATTTAAATTTAGAAATAGGAGAGATTACTCGTGACCTTGCTTGTGTTATTTGCGCAACTTTTTATTTGGCTGCAAAAAAGAATGAAAATATTCAGGAATTGGCCCGAAATTTCATTTCATCGTTACGTTCTGATGATGAACCAAAAAATAAAATAGAATTGGAATAAAAAAATAATATGCCCGTCGAAACAGTGGGAAATGAAATTAGAGTTAGAGTTGAAGAACCTGAATCATTTGATCAGGATTCCTTTAGAAGAATCACTATTTCAAAATCTCAGGGTATCGATGCAATTATAGGCAAAAAGATAGGATCTGATAAAACAACCGTGCAGGCGTTCCGATTTGATAAGCAAAAATGGACGGAAGCGTCCGCAAAAACATGGGTAGAGGATCATGGATATACAATTAAAAGCGTTGATATCTGTGCTAAAAAAATAATTGAAAATTTTGAAACAGATTACTCAAAAAAAACGTTTGAAATCTCAGATTTTAAGGTAGTTGAGGAAGATTCAGGAAAAATATACATAACTGGATACGCGAACACAAAAAATAAACCTGACTCATACGGAGATATTCCTACAAATTTCAACGGGCAGCCGGTCTATGATTTGAGTAGATTTTTAAAAAATCCGGTATTTTTGATTGATCATTATGCAAGCGTCGGAAATATTGCAGGAAATTTTGTAGAACTTGTTGAGGATGACGTTGGCCTAAGATTTAAATTATTATTGATGCCAATCGAAAAATGTTTTACAGATTCAGTCAAACACGCTGTATCAGCATTTAAAGAAGGGTTCGCCAGAGCGCTTAGTATTGGCGGTAAATGGTTTTATGATGATCCCCAAAACCCGAGCCATCTTACGCGCGCATATATTTACGAGATTTCTGGGGTAGCCATCCCAGCTGATCAGGACGCATTATGCTATACTCAGCGTCCAAAATCGATCGAAAACGGACTGCAATTAGTAGTTAAAACGAAAGCGGAACAAGTATCGATAGAAAAGAAATTAAATGAACTAAATAAATTGATAAAGGAGCGAAAAAAATGTTAAAAAGAGCATTAGACTTAATTAAGAAAGAGACTGATATTGAAGACGTAAAACTTACTTTGGTATCTGAATTTAAGAATGAAGATGTTTCGAAAATTCTTGACGCAATCGAAGCAGCACAAAAAATGATTGAGCTTGACAAATTAAAAACACAAAAAGATCAAGCAAGCAAGAAAGAGTCTGAAATTAATGATATTGTTGCAAAAGCAATTGAGCAAAAATTGGACGATACTAGCATTGATAAATTAGCAGATGCTGTATCTAAAAAAATCGCACCTCAACAGAAAACCGAATTTAAATCGTTTCTAAATGAAGCAGTAAAAGTAAATGACAAGAATTCTTGGCAACAGAAAATGAAAGAAATGATGCAAGCTCACAACCAAAAGGATTTTTCAACTGCTAATGAAATTTCAGCAGCATTTGCACGTGAATCTAAGCTGTTTGATCCTGAATTATTGGAAATGGTTAAAACCGGAAAATTAAATGAACGTCAATTAAAACTTTTACGCGGAGACGCTACGACTGGAAGTTATGCCGTTCCGGATGAGTTTAGCGATCAGGTTTTTGCGGTAGCTCAGCGAGGATCCGCTATTTTCGACGGTGCAACAAAAATGACAATGGGAAGCGACAAAATGTACCTGCTTGGTAGCGGGGATGTGACATTTACTGAGGTAGCAGATCAATCAACAGAGTTAACCAACAGCGATCCTACATTATCACAGGGCTATATTGATTTGATCGACGCTGGCGCTTATTCATTAGTGCATAATAATCTGATATCAGACTCAAACGTAAATATTCTTCAACTTATTAGCAACGCATATGGTAGAGGGCTGGCAAAATACCTAAAACGATCAACCGCAGTTGGTAACGTCGCAACAACCGGAGATAAATCAACGGGATTTTTTCCACAACTGGAATTGGTTCCATTGCAGTTTTGGACGACGGCGGAATATTGTGCTATGACGATTTAGTCAATTTAGAAGGTGAAGTTGATGAATCATTTTTAGATGGTTGTCATTTTGAAATGAACCGCAGAGAGCTGAACAAAATTCGTAAAATAAAAGACGAAAATGGAAATCCTATACTTGTTAGGCCAGATTCTAC